CTCTGGCGCAAAAGGAGATTCTAATAATTTCTGTAAATCTTCTTTAGTAGCAGCTTCAACACCTAGTTGTTTTGCTACTTGACTCCAATCTACATCTCCAGTTGTTTCTTCTGTCTGAGTTTCTTCAGCAACTGCTGGTTCAGTAAGAGCTTCGTCCCAGTCTTCATCTGGTTCTTCTGCAACTGTTTCTTCTTGCTGTGTTTCTGTTTCAATGTCGCCCCAAGCGAATCCTTCTTCGTCAGACTCTTCAGCTTCTTCAACGTTTTCAGAAACTGTTTCAGACTCATCAAGCTTTTCTGCTTTATCTTCATCATAGTTTCCTTTAATTTCTTCTTTTACTGCTTCACCCATAAACCCTAACGGATCAAAGGATTTGTCTTTTGTTTCTTCAGTTGTTTCTGTTGATGTAGTTTCTTCTACTTGATCAATCAGATTGTTTGTTTCTTCTGCCATAATAAATATAATTTTTACTTCCTAACTTTTGCAAAGATATTAAAAAATAGTTTTAAACTTTGTTTTTAATTTGTTCAAACTTCTCAGCATCATTATTATTAGTGCCTGCTGCGTTTTTTTCTTTATCCATTAAAGACATCTTTACTTTCATGTCTTCTATGTCACGCTTATCATCTGAAGCTATTTTAGCTACCTGTAAATCAGTTTGCGCATTAATATTGGCAACCTGTATTTTAGCTTCATTATCAATTTGTTTTAATTGTGCTTCTTTTTCAAACTTAGCAGCCTCAGCTTGTTGTTGCATCTGCATAACTTGTTGCTGTTGCTGTGCTTGTTGTTGTTGCATTTTCTGTGCAGCTTCAATTCCTTGTTCTAATACAGTTTCTGCCTCTGTCATTGTTTCTGACTTAAACACACGTAATACATCAAGTAAATTAACTTGTCCAGAACTTAGGGCAGCTTGTGATAGTTGAGTAATTGCTTGACGCATTGCCTCATCTTTACCAGCATCTCCTACATATATACCATAATCATTAAGTGATATTTCAGGTAATATATTCATTAACTTCTGCCCACCATCTCCAAATATAAGAGTAGTCTTTTTACCTTGCGACCAAGATAACTTCATTAAATTGCAAAGCTTTTCAAAACATTTTTTCTTTACTTCATTGTGTTGAAAGAACCAACCTTCCGTAATAGTAGCAGATTGCACAACGCTACGTTGCACATTACCTACATATTCATACTGACCAACAGCACCTTCTCTTTGTCTACTAACCCCTGATATATTACCAGCTGTTTCTTCAAGCATCAGTTTTAGATTAAACAACTGCTGTACAGATTGTGATAATGTAAAATCTATAGATTGAAATTGGTTAAAGTTTGACATTTGACCACCCTCATCTTTAGAGTTTATAGGTATAATACCATCTGTTTTTAAATGATACAGTACGGTTTGCATATCCATACCTAAGTTTGCTGGTAATTGTGATACATCATATACAACAGCTTTACCACCTGAACGGGCTAATGCTAGTTCAATGTGATACATAACTACATTGTATAAAAACTGTACGTTAGCAAGTAGGTCTACCATAGAGCTTACAGCACCTGTAGTATTGTTTCTTACTACACCTACATAAGATAAACTTGTAGAACCTGGATCGTCAACAGAACGTATTTGATTAGGTCTTCTACGAGCATCTACTAGGATTTGCCCACCAATCTTAGTTCCTTGCCAAATATCATCAACATATTTAGTTTCTATTTTATCTCCCTTTTTCTTTCTATACTTCTTACTTATAAGTTTATAAAAAGGTCTTGCAGGATCATATTTGTTTTCAGAAATCTTAAACCTTACAGGCATAGTAGATTTCCACTCACAATGTATAACTCTAATTCTAGCCTCTGATCCTTTGTCCCACTCAATCCAGTTAATTGGCGAGTTATATCTTGCATAATCATTATACCCTGTAATGTTTTGCATTTTTGCTATAAACTCTAAATCTTCTTTAGTAAGGAAATCTCTAAACTCATCTAATATCTCATTAGGAGTTAAGTATCTTTCCTCTCCTGCCCAAGCGGCATCATCAAGATAGTCGCTATCAGAATTCATATCATATACAAAAGACCTTGGGTCTACTCTTCTTAAAAATGGATCACCATTTTTTATGTATATCTTATAAAACTCTTTACCTGTTACAAGAAAATCTCTAAATCCTGTTTTAAATATATCTTTTAAATCATATCGTTGCATAAGATAATCTAAACCATCCTGAGCCATTTCTTCTACAGCTTCTTTATAGTTATATCTCATATACTGATCTATGTCTTCTGGCATTGGCACATTCTCAAGTTCAGTTCTTACATCATCTCCGTATTGTGCTTTTACTTCTTCAAAAAATTCGTTGAGGTGTTTTTTAAGAGTAAGGTTTACAAGAAAATCTTGTTTTCTAATTGTAGCTTCTTTATTAATTGTAGACACCTTCATATCAACAGGTCTTCTTATTTCTTCACCCATTAATAAATCTATCTTTGGTTGTATTATAGGATAGTTTGCTAACCTTGCAGGATATGCCATTCCATATTGTTCCGTAATATATTTATAATCGTCTACTTCAATATTACCATTATATATAGAATAGTTTTTTATATCTCTATATCTATTTGACTCCCAACTAGAATTGTTACCTCCTAACGTATTTATGATTGCATCTACAACCTGTTCACACCATTCTGGTGTTTTTTCTGATTCGTCCAACACTAAAGATGGAAATCCAGATGATCTATAATTCGCCATAATTAAAAGCTATATCTTGTATTATTTTCTTCATTCTCTATTCTTACAGGCATTCCCCTGCTATCTAATCTTAACTTTGTAAAACCAATATCTTGTACTTGCTCATTTACATGTTTTGCCTGCGACCTGTAATTATCTAGGTTGTGTAACAAACACATACCAAATGCCATAGCGCGGTCAGTATTTTTTGTACCGTATGAAGCAAGCTCGTCTAACAAATCCATAAACCAAATGTCTTGCCAGGATTCTCTAATGTAATCATCTATTACATCCTCCATTAAAGATTTGACTTGTTTATTCATATGTACTCCGTACCTATTACGAGTTTTTGTTCCAGGGTTATGTGCTGATTCTGGTTTTTCTTTAAGATACTTCAATGCGTTCATTCTCTTAAAGTAGTCTAATATACCAATCTTTGTATATTCTACCAACATCTTAGCGTTATAATACACAGCTAATTTTAAGCAACCATCCCAAAAATCTTCTTTCTTTGGTGGTCTATCTGTATACTCAGCTATTACGTAATCGCTTGGTGTATCAGTATCTAAAAACCTACGATATATAATTGCTGATCCTAATGAATCAGAAGCGCCTGCACTATCCTGGTCATACGAGTCAATACCGCCTATATCCAATCCGCTATATTCTTCTTCAGGATGGTCTAGTATTTTATATGGACCTTGTGGATGTGCCCTCCAGGTAACATAAGTATCTCCTTTGTTATCTATTTGCCAATCTAAAAATCCATTTTGTAACTGACTTCTATAATCTTTACTAGACAATATTCTAGATCTTTGTGCGTTTATTAAAGAGTTGTCAAATCTAGCCGTCTTAGTATTTAAGAACGCTTCTTCTACAGTTAACGGATAGTTCTGTACATGCAGGTTATACGCTTCTCTGTCACCAGACTTTGTGATAACTTCTCTTTCTTCCATCAATGTGTTTTTAGCTTTTGCCTCAAACTCAACACCTGTCTTAACATCAAAGAATCCATAATACGCTCTAGACGCAGGAATAAACATAGGTATAAGATTATAAGCTTCATGCTCATAATACATATCCATAAAATCTTTAGATGCTTTTGATATGTCACCACCAGTACCTCCTATGACAGGAACACCAAATTGTAGTTTACCATCCATAAAACAAGCCTTAGAAGACATATATGCATTCTTTAAATGTTTGAACTCACCAGCTTCCTCAAATACCATTAATGAAACACGTTCACCTTTAAAGACTTCTGGATTATCCATAGTTCTACAAATAATGGTTGATTGATAGCCACCTACCTCCCATTTACCATCTTTGTTCTTGGTCTTATATCCAGATCGCATTAAGCCATCAGCATCTTTTAACATACTATGCTTAAAGTTACTATGCAAAGCATTAATACCCTTTTTAGTTTTATCAAAGAACGCATCTGCTGTAGCCTGCAGTCCAGCTGCAATACCTACATCATTGTAAGGAAAGAATGTATACTCATGTGCAATCATTCCAGAATTCATATAACTAAAACCCTTATCACGAGCTTTAATTACAATCATTCCCTTACCTTCATCTTTACAGGTTTCAAACAAATCAAAATACTCATGATCCATCTGTCTATACCACGGACTTATTAAAGTCTTACGTGAACCTGCTTCGCCATCATTACCGAGTATCCTATAGTAATTCAGATAAAAATAGTATTTACCTGAAATCTTTTTCATACCCTTGGGCTTAAACCCATTGATGCACCTATCCCTTTCTTGCTCCCAATACTCCTGATACGCAACCGACTCTGGGTTTATATCAGGGTGACCATTATTTGCGACTGGTCTGTATCTTTGAGGGTCTGTTTTTATTTTACCCATACCTCAATCTTTTAACCCTACCTACACCAAAAGGATCTTTAGAATCTTCTTTTGATGCTAACTTAGCGTGGTATGCCTGTTCTAGGTCTACACCATGCAGAGCTTTAGCTCTTTCGCTAACTTCTTTTGCTTTTGTTACATCTCCTTTTTTATATAAAGAGTTATAACGATATCGCAAATACTTTATGTCAGCTTTCTTAGTCAAGCTGTCTTAACATACCGCCGTGCTTGTACTTCATCTTCATACCGCCCATAGCCTTCTTCTTTCCCTTGTTTCCAAGCATTTTAAAGTCTTCGCCAGATAGCTTACCATCTTTGTTCATGTCAAGTTTTGCTTGACCACCTTTCATGTACATGGATTTTTTCTTTCCAAGAACGATAATAGTTTATCGCCTGCTATCTTTTTTCTCTCCCCTCTACGCTCCATGGCATCTATAAGCGTTTGTCTTGTTTTAAGTATTTTTTCAATACCTATCATCATCTTTTGTAAAGACTCAGCATTGTCGTCATCTATAACTGTACCATTAAGAT